CACCTGAATTGTTTTATAATGGACAGCAATAGTAAAGGAGCTTATGCAGAGTATATGTTTGCCTGTGAATGTTTAAGACACGGTTACTATCCTTCATTCCCTATACTAGATTCATCTATATATGATGTACTGGTTGATCTAGGGGGTAAGATTATTAAAGTACAAGTTAAATATAGTGCTAAATCGCCATCAGATAGTTCTTCTATTAATGTTGCTATTATGAACGGTAATAAGAAAGATTATACTGTGGATTTAGTAGATTACTTTGCTATATATAGCGAGTACTTTAATGGCTTCTTTATAATCAAGAATATTGGAAGTATGCAGTCTGTTCGTCTCAATTCAGCAGAAGGTTCTAAATACGCAAGTGAATTTAATAACTTTGACTTCAATGAGTGATATACAAATACACGACAAATACAAACCATTATTTAGTTCCGATAGTAGGTACTTCGTGATTACAGGAGGTAGGGGTTCTGGTAAATCATTTGCCGTTACAGTTTTCCTAAACCTACTAACGTACGAAGAGAGCAACGGTATATTGTTTACACGATACACTATGAGTTCTGCTTCTATGTCTATTATTCCAGAATTTATTGAGAAGATAGGTTTAATGGGTGCTACAAATAATTTTGAGGTAACTAAGTACGATATAAAGAATAAGTCGACTGGGAGCTTTATATTCTTTTCTGGGATCAAGACAGCTTCTGGAGATCAAACGGCAAAACTAAAGTCTATTAGTGGGATAAATACGTTTGTATTGGATGAAGCAGAAGAGTTGCTAGATGAAGAGAGCTTTGATAAGATTGACTATTCTATACGTTCTAAAGATGCCAAAAACAGGGTACTGTTAATCCTAAACCCTACTACAAAAGAGCATTGGATATATCAAAGGTTTTTTCAGAATAGAGGTATTCCAGATGGGTTCAATGGGACTGTAGATAACGTAACGTATATCCATACAGACTACAGGGATAACATCGACAACTTATCTGAATCGTTTGTGCAGCAAGTAGAGGACATGAAGATTCGCAGACCAGATAAGTACACTCACCAGATATTAGGAGGGTGGTTGCAACGTGCCGAAGGTGTAGTCTTTACTGATTGGCAAATGGGCAAATTCAACAAGGATATGCCACTTAGATGTTTTGGCTTAGACATTGGATTCAGTAGGGATGAGACTGTACTCACGGAAGTTTCTGTAGATAAGCAAAGGAAGATCATTTGGGTGAAGGAACATTTCTACAAGAAAGGACTTGTAACATCTAATATATATGATTTATGCTTGAGACACGCAGGAAAAGAGCTAATCGTAATGGATAGCAGCGAACCTAGATTATTATCTGAACTCAATACTAGAGGTCTAAATGTAACTCCTTGTGTTAAGAAAAAAGGTAGTATCATCGCAGGTATATCACTTATGCAGGACTATAATATAAACTTAGATGGAGAGAACTTAGTTAAGGAGTTCAATAACTATGTATGGGATCTGAAGGGTGTAAAACCAAGAGATGCCTACAATCACGGAATCGATAGTTGTCGATATGCTATTGAGTATCTGCTAGTTAGAACAAATCCAAAAGGAATGTATGTTATTAGGTAAAAAATATTTGGTAGATTCAAAAATGATTTATAGATTGCACTCAAATTAAAATTGTTTGTTTTAAGTTTGGTTTACATCATTAAGACCCTTCAAGAGATTGAGGGGTTTTTTTGTACTCGTTAATTATTTGTTAATAAAGTTGCATAGTTTTAAAAAGGGTTATATATTTGTTTCAAATAAAACAATGTAACAATGAAAAAAGTAATCTTTGAAATTATCGACAGCCTAGTATCATCAGGCAAAATCTTTTCAGCTAACTTCACAAAAGCTGACGGATCAGAACGTGTAATGTCTTGCCGAGTAGGTGTACAGAAAGACTTAAAAGGTGTAGGACTGCAATACGACAGACGTAAGGCACATAATATCATAGTATGGGATATGAATGCCAATGGTTATAGAACCATCAAGACAGACCGTTTAAATTGGATTCAGATAGAAGGAGATAAGTACGAATTTAATCAATAGGCACAATGAGAAAGAGAAAACAAGTAAACCACGTTTTAGTATGGAAAGATGGTACTGCAACGTACCAGAAAAAAGATGGAAAAATAGTAACAACAAAATTAAACAAAGGAAATTATGCTAAGTAACGAAGACAAACAAAGAGAAGACGAACTACACCAAAAAGGAATAAAGTTCCTCAAAGAATCAAGCAAAGAAGAGCAGCTTAGGTTGCTTTGGATGATGTGTCAGGACTTTTACTTCCCTACAATAGATAGAGAGAATAGAGGTGTTTATTATGACAATCTAATTCAAGACTCCAGATCAGGATTTATTCCTATAGGTTTAGACGATGACGGCACTTTTGTATTCCATAGAGAGAACTTCGTTAAGGAGATATTAGAGGAAGCTACTATGGATGAGGTTAACGAGATATTAGGCAAAGATGAGTAAGAAACCATATAGAAAGGATAGCGACTTTCCAGAGATGCCTAAGGCGTTTTGGAATCACCCATACAACCCTATAACTGGCTTTCATTACACTAAGAGAAACCAGACACCTATGAGAGCTGAAGAAAAGTATAACAAGAAATATGAAATACTAAAACAATGAGACACTTAATAGAAAAATTAGAAGAGGTAAGAGATGCATTGTATGATCGATTGATGGATGGTGAAGATGAGTACATTGAAAGAGATAGAGAGAGTCACTATTGGATTAGATTAAATAAAGCAGAATTAAAAGCTGTAGATAGTCTAGTATCAGATGAGATTAGAAAGCTCCAGATGAACGATGGATCGATGGAGAGAATAGATTTTCTATACGGTATACTAGATGCCATGAGTGAAATGTGAATTCAATACCCTTGTGAATTCAATAGGTATAAATGTGAATTCAATAGGTATAAATTCAATACCCCCTTGATTAATTTCTTGGGGGTTTCTTTTTTTATATATCCTATTCATGCATAATACTTTTTGCGTTTTTTTGTGTTTGTACGCTTTTTTTGCCTCTTATATATAGACCCTTGAAAATGTTAAAGAAATGTTAAATTGTGTTTTTTTGCGTTTTTTGTTATTTCGTTTTGTACATTTACACCATCAAACAATAACTAAACTTTAACATTATGAACACAATTAAAAAATTTCAATGGTATTTTATTGCACTAAGTAGTACCTATTTCATGTATCATTTATTTTTAGCATTAATTAACTCAAATATTTAAATTATGGAAAACTTACCTTTAGGCGCTCAATACGATAGTTCAGCCCCTTATAACCAAAAAGAAACAAATTTTGAAACATTAACAGAAAATTACATTGATCACATTTTACACGTATCAACAATTCCAATAGACGAAATAGGGTATTTAATAGACCTTTTAAGGGACTCAAAACACGCTGAAAAAATAGAAGACATTTTAATCAACTTAAATAAATAAACAATGAAAAACATAAACTACAAACCAGTTAAAAAACTACTTTCAAAAGGTAGCACGAACGCCAAAACGTCAAAAAACGAAATAGAAACTTTCATTTTATACCTTGCACCATATAACCAGAACAACAAAGGGAAAAACATTTGTCAAAGCGCGTCAAAGGGTTGTATTGAAAGCTGTTTGTATTTAGCGGGGCGGGGTGCATTTTCAAATGTCCAAAAAAGTAGAATAAACAAAACAAACTATTTCGTAAATGATAAAATTAAATTTCTTAATCAATTAGCAAACGAAATAGTAAAAGAAACAAACAAAGCGCAAAAGAAAGGGAATAAAGTAGTTTTTAGGCTAAACGGTACTTCCGACCTTGATTTCATTTATATGTTAAATAAACACGTAAATTTAGATGTAACAACACTAAAAAATACCGCCTCGTTTTATGATTATACAAAAAGCCTACCACGTGCGAAACGATATAAAACCCATCAAAATTATACCGTTACTTTTTCCAAAAGTGAAACAAACCAAAAAGAAACATTTGAAGCGTTGAAATATGGGTTGAATGTTGCCGCAGTTTTTGCAAATGATCTACCGAAAAAATACAAAGGTTTTAAGGTTGTTGACGGTGATAAAAGTGATCTGGAAATGATAAAGTTTAAAAACGTTATTCTAGGGCTTAAAGCAAAAGGAAACGCCAAAAAAGATACAACTGGATTTGTCATTCAAAACTAAACAAATAAACATTATGCAACATTTAACACTAAAACAACGTCAACAACTGATATATCTATATAGTAAGGCTATTTTTTCAACGGCAAACAATGAATTTGAACAAAAAATATTTCTTTCTGAATTTATCGAAAAGCGTTTTAAGCATTGGGATTGGTTCGAAGTTATAGAAAGAATAAAAATATTTTACAATGAAATAGAATTAGAACCAGTAGAACAACAAAAAAGAATTTTAGCAATAATAAAACCCGAAAAAGAACGGGTTATCTACACAAAAGAAAACAATTTTAGTCCGTTGGATTTGATGGATATGTTAGATAATTTTAATTAAAATTAATACTGTATTTAGATTAACATATTAATTTTTACCCCCCTTTAATTAGGGGGTTTTTTTATATATCATTTTTATTCTTTTATTGATAATCAATAGGTTATGATTAAAAAAGTGTTGATTTG